GGCATGAACATGAAGATCGCGCGCACGTCGACGAGCGGGACGACGCTCGCGAACCCGTCGGCACCATCCACGACCGAGTGGACCGGCGCGGGCGCCGGCACGATCACCGTCGAAGCCGCACCGGAAGACGGTCAGGTTCGGATCTTCGTCAATTCGGCATCCGCTGCCGTCAGCTTCACGGTGAACTACACCGGTCGAGCCGGCGCATCGACGCTGGTGTTGTCGCAAGATCAATGCGGCATCTTGCAGTACAACGCAACCGGCGGTTACTGGATGCGTATCTCGACGACGTAACGCAGATAAAGGTCGCGTTCACTTACCTCTGAACGCGGCCTTTATATTCCGCTCACCATGAGCGACGACTTTAATCCGACTGATCTCACCGCAATCGACGAGCAACGCGCCAACGCGCGCGAGCAATCACGGTTCGAATTGGCGATCGAGTTGGATGACGTGCGCTGGCTCATGAGCGGAAAGCGCGGCCGTCGTTTCATGTGGCGCCTGCTCGGCGACGCGAGACTGTACCAGCAGTCTTTCGACGGCAATACCAACTGGTCGATTTTCAACGAAGGTAAACGCAGCATTGCGCTACGGCTCGTCGCTCAGATCCATTCGATCGAAGGCGGCGCCGGGCTCTACGCGCAGATGGCGAACGAAGCGCAGGTAAAGGAAAAACCAAATGGCTGACCCGATCACTGAAAGCCAAGCGGCATCGGCAACTACGGCCAGCGAGACGGCACCGCCCGTCACCGCACCCGAAAGCCAAGCAGCAACACCAGCGACCGAAGCCAGCACCGCGCCGGCAACGGAAGCAACGGCGAAGCCCGCCGATGGCGAAGCACCGAAGGAAGGCGAGAAGCCGGCCGAAGCTGCACCCGTCGAATACGAATTCAAGCTGCCCGAAGGCGTTGACCTGAAAGGCGAAGCGCTTGACGAGTTGAAGGCGTTCGCCAAAGAGAAGGGCTTGACGCAGGACGAAGCGCAGAAGCTCGCGGATCTCGGCGCCAAACAGGCGCAAGGGTTTGCGGCTCAAGTCGCCGAGCAGCAGAAAGCGATGACGGCGCAGTGGGCTGAACAGACCACGGCCGACAAGGAAATCGGCGGCGACAAGCTGCCCGAGAACCTGGCCGTCGCAAAGAAAGCGCTCGACAACTTCGGTTCGCCTGAGTTGAAAACGCTGCTGAATCAAAGCGGCCTTGGCAATCATCCGGAAATCGTCCGGTTCATGGTTAAGGCCGGCAAGGCAATCAGTGAAGACGGGCGCATTATCAGCGGCAACGCGGGGCAAGTAGACCGCACCACGACGCCGCTTGAGAACCGCCTCTATCCGAACATGAAATAAAGGGGCGTAAATCATGGCCGTACTTGGTACAAAGAATCCGACGCTGCTCGACGTAGCGAAATCGCTCGACCCGTCCGGCGCGACCGCCGACGTGATCGAACTGCTGAACCAGACGAACGAGATCCTGCTCGACGCCGTGTGGGCCGAAGGCAACCTCCCGACCGGTCACCGCACGACCGTGCGTACGGGTCTGCCGACTGTCGTGTGGCGCAAGCTCTACGGCGGTGTGCCGCCGAGCAAGTCGACCCGCGCGCAGGTCGACGAAGCAACGGGCATGCTCGAAGCACGCAACGAAATCGACGTCGACGTCGCGAACCTGAATGGCAACACGGCCGCGTTCCGCCTGTCCGAAGCCAGCTCGTTCCTTGAAGCGATGAACGAAACGATGGCGTCGACCTTGTTCTACGGCGACGTGTCGGTCAATCCGGAACGCTTCACCGGTCTCGCGACGCGCTACGGCACGATCTCGGGCGCAGGCAACGCGAACAACATCATCGACTGCGGCGGCACCGGTTCGAACAACTGCTCGATCTGGCTGATGAACTGGGGCGATCAGACCGTCACCGGCATCTTCCCGAAGGGCTCGAAGGCCGGCGTGTTCCACGAAGACCTCGGCACGATCGACGCGTTCGATTCGAACAACAACCGTTTCCGCGCCGTGGCTGATCGCTGGCAATGGAAGTGCGGTATCGCGCTGAAAGACTGGCGCTATGTCGTGCGCGCCGCGAACATCAACGTGGCGGATCTGACGACGATCGCAACGGCGCCGACGTTCCCTGGCGTCAACGGCACGTCGCCAGTCGATCTGATCCAGACGATGATCCGCATGACCGCGCGCATTCCGCGTCAGGGCATGGGTCGTCCGGTGTTCTACGTCAACCGCACGGTCGGCGAGATGCTGCGCGTTCAAGCACTGAACAAGTCGCAGAACGCGTTGAGCGTGTCGGAAGCACAAGGGCAGATCACGACGTCGTTCCTGGGTATTCCGATCCGGATCGTCGACGCGCTGCTGTCCACCGAAACGCGAGTCGTCTAAGCGAATCCACTGCGCGGGCCTCGGCCCGCTCTGCAAACGAACAAAGGAGTAGCACATCATGATCATGGATCAACAATCCTTGTTCTCGGATTCGCAGGCCATCACGGCTACGGCGAATTCGTCGAACGTCATCGACACCCTGCCGTCGGGCGGACCGAATACGAAGTCGGGCATCGGCGACGGGCAAGACATCAGCCTGTTCGCACAAGTCGGCTCGGTCAACTTCGCCACGCTGACGTCGCTGACGATCGCGCTGGTGTCGGCCGATGACGCCGCACTGACGACGAACGTGATCACGCACTACACGACCGGCGCGATCCTGCTCGCCGCGCTTACGGCGAAGGCGCGTCTGATCGGAATCGATCTGCCGTACGGCAAGTATCGCCGCTACGTCGGTCTGATCTACACGGTCGGCGGCTCGTCCGCGACTGCTGGCTCGATCACCGCCGGACTCGTCGAAGATCTGCAGACGCTCAACGGCACGATCGACTACGCGAAGGGTTACACCGTCGCGTAATGACGGCGCCGGGCTTCGGCCCGGCTTTCCAAAGGATCGAACATGGGTATTAAAGTCATCGCGATCGAGAAGGGCGTATACGGTCACTTCCGCGAGCCAGGCGACGAATTCGAGATCGCAGACGAAAGCCTGTTCTCGGAAACGTGGATGGAACGCGCCGACGGCAAACCCGTCAAGCGCGCAAAGAAGAACGAAGTGACGGGCACGACCGGCAACAACCCGATCGGTGCGATGCCGCCCAATCCTGCGCACGATCTGGCGTAAGCGGCGCGGCGCTCAGGTGAGTAAAAACGGGAGCCCGCGGGTTCCCGTTTTGTTTTAGGAGAATGGCCGTGGCATCAGAAGTCGACATTTGCAACCTGGCGCTAGGGCATCTCGGCGACGACGCCACGGTGTCGAGCATCAACCCGCCGGAAGGAAGCGCGCAGGCCGAACACTGCCAGCGCTTCTACCCGCTCGCGCGCGACATCGTGCTCGAAGCGCATGAATGGGGGTTCGCCACACGTCGCGCGAATCTCGCGCTGCTCACCGATACACCGCCACCCGGCTTCGCGTTTGTCTATCAGGCGCCGAACAACTGCCGCAACATCATCGATCTGGTCGACCCGGTTGCGCTCACGCTCTGCCCGACCGATGAACGTTGCAACCATTGGGAAGGGTCGGCGCTGCCGACCGATCCGATCCCGTACGAACTGGAAACGAACACGGCCGGCGTCTCGGTGATTTACACGAATCTCGAAAACGCTCAAGTACGCTACGTCGCCGGCATAACCGACACGACGAAGTTCCCGGCGCAGGTCGTCGACACGATCGCGTGGCTACTCGCCGCGTATCTCGCGGGCCCGGTGATCAAGGGCGACGCGGGTGCCGCGATGGCGAAGTCGATGATGCAGGGATTCGCGACAAGCCTGTCGATCGCGAAGACCAGCGACGCGAACAACCGCCGCCGCTCGCGCACGCAGTCGCAGCGCAACGCACCGTGGATCTCGATTCGATAATGCCAAACGTCCGCAATCTATCCCGCTCGTTCGCTGCCGGCGAAATCACGCCGGAACTGTACGGCCGCGTCGATCTCGACCAGTTTCAAACCGGGCTCGCACTCTGCCGCAATTTCATCACCTTGCCGCACGGCCCGGCGACGAACCGCGCCGGCACGGCGTTCGTGCTTGAGACATTCGAAAGCGTGCTGAAAACGCGGGTGATCCCGTTTTCGTACAGCACGACACAGACGATGGTGCTCGAATTCGGTGTCGGGTATATCCGCTTTCACACGAACGGCGCGACGCTGCTCGAAGCGGGCCAGGTTGCGACGATCGGCCCGTACTCAGTGACGACGCCTGTGCCGCACGGCTATTCGAATGGGGATTGGGTGTACGTCGCCAACGCCGCCGGGGCGCCGATGTGGGGTGTCGTCTTCGGCGCCGGACCGAACGCCTTCGCGCTCGTCGACCCGGCGGGCGTTGCGATCGACATGACGCGGATCAGTGGCGTCGGCGGCTCGGTCGCGCGCGTCTATCAGATCTCGACACCGTACGCCGAAGCGGATCTGTTTGATCTGCATTATGTGCAGTCGGCCGACGTACTGACGATCACGCACCCGGCGCACCCGCCGATGGAACTGCGCCGGCTCGGTCCGACGAATTGGACGCTGACGCTGATCAGCTTCGTGTCGACGGTGCCGGCGCCGCCCGGTGTCGCCGCAGTCGCGACGCTCGGCACGACAGGCACGCCGAATCTCGTCGCGTATTCCTACGTCGTCACGTCGCTCGCGGCCGGCACGAATGAGGAGTCGCCCGCAGCGACCATCGCGGGGTGCGTGAACGATCTGACGCTCGCGGGTTATTACAATACGATCACCTGGGGCGCGGCAACTGGCGCCGGCCGGTACAACGTCTATCGGAAATTCCAGGGCAGTTTCTCGTTCATCGGTCAGACCGAAGACCTGACGATCATCGACAACAACATCACGCCGGACACCGGCACGACGCCGCCCGAACTGACGAACCCGTTTTCAGGCGTCAACAACTATCCCGGCGCGGTCGGCTATCACCAGCAGCGCCGCGTGTTCGCGGGCACGATTACCCTACCGCAAACGACGTGGATGACGCGCACCGGCACCGAGTCAAACCTCTCGGCGTCGCTGCCGTCGCGCGACACTGACGCGCTGAATTACCGCATTGCCGCGCGCGAGTCGAACACGATCCGGCACATCGTGCCACTGTCCGAGCTGGTGCTGCTTACGTCTAGTTCCGAATGGGCGGTCACCGCGAACGGCTCGGCGACGCAGGCGATCACGCCGAGCACGGTATCAGTGCAGCCGCAAGGCTATAACGGCGCGTCGAACGTCGTGCCGGTGACGGTTAGCAACTCGCTGCTCTATGCGTTCGCGATGGGCGGCCACGTCGGCGAGATGACGTATAACTACTACGCCGGCGGCTATGTCACGCAAGACATTAGCCTGATGGCGCCGCACCTGTTCGACTTCAAGACGATCGTCGACATGGCGTACGCGAAGGCGCCTTACCCGATCGTCTGGTGCGTATCGTCCGACGGTACGCTGCTCGGGCTGACATATTCACCGACGCATAAGGTGTCGGCATGGCATCACCACGACACCGACGGCAAATTCGAATCGGTGTGCGTCGTGACCGAAGGCGCCGAATCGGTGCTCTACGCGATCGTCAATCGCACAGTCAACGGGCGCCAGGTGCGCTACGTCGAGCGCATGCACACGCGCCAGGTCGACAAGCTCACCGACAGCTTCTTCGTCGACTGCGGTGTGCAGGTCGTCGGCAACGGGATCACGTCGGTCGTCGGGCTCAGTCATCTCGAAGGCAAGACGGTGAGCATCCTGGCCGACGGCGCGGTCGCGCCGCAGCAAGTCGTGAAAAACGGCGCCGTATCACTGTCGCACGCCGCGAACATTGCCGTCGTCGGCTTGCCGATCACGGCAGACCTGCAGACGCTGCCGTTCTCGTTCGCGACTGAAGGTTACGGCCAGGGCCGGGCGAAGAACGTTAATAAGGTGTGGCTGCGAGTGCACAACTCGTCGGGTGTATATGCCGGCCCGTCGTTCGCGAAGCTCACACAGTTCAAGCAGCGCACGACCGAGCCGTACGGTTCGCCGCCCGCAATGGTGACGGGCGAGATCGAGATCACGCTCACGCCGTCGTGGCAGCAAGACGGATCGGTCTGCATTCGTCAGAGCGATCCGCTACCGCTGATCGTGGCGTCGATGACAATCGAAGCAGCAATCGGGGGATAAATGGCGAAGCTGATCGTGCGCGACGTGCGCGCGGGTGACATTGAAACCATCGCCGCGGATCTGCGCACGGCCGACGTCGACGAGATCCACGCATCAGCCGGGCACCGCGACGCGCTCGCCGTGCTGCGCAACGGTGCCGAGATCGCGGCGATGCTATGGACGATTGAAGTCGACGGTGAGCCGGCCGGACTATTTGGTGTGACACCGGCCGACGGCTTCGGTGTTCCGTGGATGCTCGGCACGCCCGCGCTTGAGCGCGCGCCGAAGCAACTCACGAAGCTCGGCCGGCGTTACGTTCACTTAATGAGCGCCAAATACGCCACGCTGCTGAATTATGTTGACGCGCGCAGCCTGAAATCTGTCTACTGGCTCGCGCGTCTCGGCTTCACGGTGAACGCTGAAACCGAGCCTTACGGGGCTTTCGGCTTACCGTTTCACCGCTTCGGGATAAAAAGATAATGTGTCTGCCTAATCTGTCGGGAAGCGCGACGACCGGCTCGGGGGCGCCGTACGCATTCGGCGGCGGCTCGGCTGCGCCCGCGATCCCGAACGTCATGACGCCGGGCAACACCACACTCGCGCTCGGCGCGGCCGGCACCGTCATGAGTTTGATGGGCGCGCTCGGCGGCGCACACAACACGATCACGGCCGACAACGCGCAGGCCGAAACGGCGCGCACGAACGCGCTGATCGCCGAGCAAGCCGCCGCGAGCGCATACACGAGCGGCGCGGCATCGGTCGCCAACACCGAGACGAAAGGCGCGCAGACCGTCGCGTCTCAGCGCGCGGCGATGGCGGCGAATGGCATCGACGTGAACGCCGCAGGCACGGCCACGAACGTGCAGGCGTCGACGAAGTTCGTCACCGATCAGAACGTACAGACGATCACGGCGAACGCTGCGCGCGCCGCAATGGGTTACAACCAGCAGGAAGACAACGACGTGCGCGCGGCCGGTCAGTATAGCGCCGCAGCGTCTTCGGTCAGTCCGACGCTGGCGGGTGCCACATCGCTGCTCACGAGCGCGTCGAGCGTCGCGTCTAACTGGTATCGCAATCAACGTGCAGGGGTCGAATAAATGCCCGTAGTTCCGTCGCTCGATCCTTCACAAGCGGTCACGCCGACCGTCAACCCCGACACACAGTCGACGACGGCCGTCACCGCCGGGCTACTGAATCAGGGAACGCAGCAGCTTTCGCAAGCTGGCGACGCGCTCGGGCAAGCCGCGAATGCGCAGTCGCAGATGGCGATCGACGCGCAGAATCTCGCGAATCAGACGCGGGTGAACGACGCGCTCAACCAGCTCAAGACACAACAGCAAGACTTGATGTACAACCCGCAGACGGGTGTCACGTCGCAGACGGGTGTTAAGGCGCTGCAGCGCGACAGCGGTATGAGCCTGGCCGATGAATACACCGGCAAGCTCAACGACACCGCTTCGACGCTCGCGAGTTCGCTCGCGAACCCGATGCAGCAACGCATGTTTCAGCAGCAAGCGAACGACATCACGACGCAGTTCCACGGCGCGACGACGCAATGGGAAGGCCAGCAGTTCAAGCAATACGCGCTGTCGACGCAGAACGGCACGATCAAGCTCGCAACCGATCAGGTCGGGCTCGCCTTCAATAATCCGACGCAGATCGACAACGGGCTGCAGTCGATCAAAGCGGCCGTGTATCAAGCCGGCCAGATCAACGGCTTGGCTGCGACCGAGATCGAAGCCAACCAACGCACGATGACGAGCAACGCGCTGACCGGCGCGATCGACACCGCACTGCAGCAAGGCCAGACGACATACGCGAACGGGCTACTGAAGAAGTACAGCGACCAGATGACGGCCGACGACATCCTGAAAGTCAACGGCAAGATGAATAGCTTTCTCGGCACGCAAGCCGCGGCGAACACCGTCTCGCGCGTGATGTCGACCGTCGGTCCGGCGCTGTCGAACAGTCCGATCGATCGCATGGTCGCGATCACCGCGCAAAGCGAATCAGGCAACCGCGACTTCAACGCCGACGGCTCGACCGTCACGTCGCCGAAAGGCGCGCAGGGCTCGATGCAGGTCATGCCGGACACGAACAAAGATCCGGGTTTCGGCGTCAAGCCGGCGGCGGATAACAGTCCGCAGGAACGCGCACGTGTCGGGCGCGACTATCTCACGGCGATGGTGCAGAAGTACGGCGACCCGGCGAAGGCATGGGCGGCATATAACGCCGGGCCCGGCACGCTCGACGCAGCCGTGCAGAAGGCCAACGCCGCCGGCACGCCGGGCGCGTGGCTCGCGAACATGCCGCAGGAAACGCAGGCGTACGTGCAGAAGAACGTCGCGCAATACCAGTCGGGTACGGCCGTCGCCGCTCGCCCGTCGAAGCTCGACGTGATTAATCAGGTACGTGCAGATCCGATCCTGCAACAGAAGCCGGAATGGATGGCGCAAGCCGTGACGCTCGCTGGTCAGCAGTACGACGAGCAGACCGCCGCCATCGCGCAGAAGGACACCGCCAACGTCGCGCAGGTCTATCGCACGCTGTCGCAGAACCGCGGCAACATCCAGTCGGTGAACCCGGCGGATCTCGCGGCGCTGAATCCGGCGGATCTGAGGGACGTGATGTCGTACGCGAAGACGATGGCCGAAGGCACGAACACGACGAACACCGCGCTTTACCAGACGCTGATCACGAACCCGAAGATGATGTCGAGCATGACGCCGGACCAGTGGCAGACGCAGGCGCCGAACTTCTCTGTCGACGACTTCAAACACCTGTCGCAGATCCGCGCCGATCTGATCAACAACACCGGCACGAACGCACCCGGCTCGGTGAACCTGCGCGCGATGAACGAGACTCTGACGCAGCGCCTGCAGACGATGGGGATCAACCCGTACCCGAAATCGGTCGGCTTCAACTCCGACCCCGAAGCGGTGTCACAGGTCGGCGCGATCCGCCAGTTCGTGACGCAGAGCCTGCTCGACGCACAGAAAGAAGCCGGGAAGAAGTTCACCGAAGTCGACATCGAGAATCACATCGACGGGCTATTCGCTAAGTCGGTCACGTTCCGTAATAAACTCGACTTCGGCGTGTTCTCAGTCAACCGGCCGGACACGACGCAAAACATGATGTCGATGACGCCGGACCAGATTCCGGATGACGTGCGCGCGAAGCTCACCGCCGACTTCAAGGCGAACGGCGTCGCGAAGCCGTCGCCGGGCCAGCTGCTCGGCGCTTACTGGCACTTCAAAACAACGCAACAAAAAATGAGCGCGAACTAATGGCTGACTTGACCGTACCGGGCACGACCGCACAAGGCGCCGTTCAACCGCAGCAAACCACGCCGAACCCGTTCACGCCCGACGCGGCGGCACCCGCCGCGCCTACGGTTAGCCCGGCCGCGGCATATCTGCAGAACACCGCACAGACCGCGCAGAGCAATATCGCGCTTTCGATCGGCGCGAATCCGGATCTCGAAGCGTCGCTGTCGCAGCTCGCGAAGCAGACCGGCACGCCGATCGAAAGCGTTCGCGCATTCCCGGATCAGGTCAAGCAGCGCGCGGCCGTGGAAAGCACCGACTGGAAAGGGCTCGCGAAGCAATACCCGACGACGGCCGCGTTCTATCAGGATCTGAACAACGCGAAGATCGCGCACGACGACATTCCCGGCTTGCAGTCGGTCGAGCAGTCGACCGCGAACCTGGGACCGGCGGGCAACACCGTACCGCTCGCGCCAGGCACGACGGGCTTTCTTGTGCCGGACAACACGCCGCTGCCGTACCGCGAACGGATCGTGAATTGGGGGCGCAACCTGCTCGGGCTTGGCCCGGCTGAAGGCAACGCGCAAGGCGCGGGCGCTGCGCAGGCGTTCATCCAAAACTACGCGAAGCAGAACAATATCCCGGTTGGCTCGATGCGCGATGCCGTCGGCGGTATGTCGGAGATCCCGACGCAGTTCGCGCAAGGCTTCGAAAACTCGTTCACGGCCGGGCTTGCACCCGACGTCAACGGGCCCGCGCAGACGACCGCGGGCGGTGTCGCGAGCGGCGCCGGTAACCTCGCCGGCTTCATGATCGGTGCACCGCTCAAGCTCGCCGAGATGGCCGTCGAGAAGGGCGGCGCCAAGGTGCTAGAGCACACGGCCGGTGAGTCGTTCCTGAAGGCGACCGCGAAGGATGTCGGCGCGCAGGCGTCAACGCTCGGGCTCGCGACCGCGCTCACCGCGACCGGCGACGCACTGAATCAGAATAGCCCTGAAGCCGCGCTGACTACGCTAGGCATGGCCGGCGCACACGGCGCCGAGATGGGTGGCGTCTTCGGCGCAGCCGGGCGCATCCTGCCCGATAACACGATCGTGCAGACGCTCGCGCGCGCCGTCGGCGTGAATGCGATGATGGACGCGATCGGCGGCACGAACCCGTTCGACGACCGCTCGACCGCGCAGAAGGTTTTCGACTACGGGTTAAACACCGTATTTTCGCTGCACGGCGCGGGCCGCGCGGCCGGCGGGTGGATGCGCGACGCGGCGCGGGCCGATACGGCCGCGGCTGACGCGGCGACGCTTTCGGATCTCGCGACGTCGGCAGCTAACTCGAAGCTGCGCACGCGCGACCCGCAAGCGTTCAAGGATTTCGTAGCGCAAGCGAACGAGAACGGCCCGGTGCAAAACGTCTATGTCGACGGCGCCACGCTCGCGAACGCGCTGCAGCAGTCGGGCGTCAAGATCAGCGACGTCGAAGCCACGATGCCCCGCGTCGCCGAGCAGTTGCCGACGGCGCTGTCGACCGGCGGCGACGTGCAGATCCCGGTCGAAGACTTCGCGACGCACATCGCGGGCGGCCCGATGCAGGATGCGATCATGCCGCACCTGAAGACCGACCCCGACGGCATGACGCAGTTGCAGGCGCAGGAGTTCTATCAGTCGCACGTCGACACGTTCAAGCAAGCCGCCGAAGGCGTCGTCGCTGACAAGGCGAACGAAGACGCGATCGCGAAGTCGGCTCAAGCCGTGCACGACAACGTGCTCGACCAGTTGACGCAGGCGAACCGCTTCCGGCCGGACGTGAACAAGGTTTACGCCGCGCTCGTGCGCGACAGCTACACCGCAGCCGGCGCCCGCGCGGGGCTGTCGCCCGAATCGATGTTCGAGCGCTACCCGCTGCGGATCGCGGCCGACGAAGCGCCGGGCGCGAATACGGTTGATCAGGCCAGCGCACAAACACAAACACCTGAGTTTAAAAACTGGTTCGGCAACTCAAACACGGTCGAACCAGACGGGTCCCCGCAAGTGCTTTACCACGGCACAACCGCCGACGTTAAGGCGTTTGATCTCGGGTACTCAGGTTCGGACGGGGTTAAATATAATCACCCCGCGATATTCGCGACGAGCGACCCGAAGCTTGCTTCCGATTACGCAGTCAATAAGTTCAACCGTGGCATCGCTGACGCCATGCGGGGGATGGAACGCTTCAAAAACGAGAATCCGGGGACGTACGACGAGAGATATGAAGCCGCATACGATGCGGTTAAAAAGGCTTTCGCCGATACCAAAAAATCTAACGAGCCTGAAACTGGCGGCGGGGCGAATGTAATCCCCGCATATGTCGCGGGGGACATGCTGCACGTCGATGCAGGCGGCAAGCGATTCATGCAGGCAATGCCCGACGCTATCGCTAAAGCCCTCGCTGAAGGGAAAGACGGGGCGATAGTCGACAACGTCATCGACCATGCTTCCCCGGCTACCGAATACCCCGCGCGAGTAGTTTTCGCGTTCAAGCCTGAGCAGATCAAGTCGGCAATCGGCAATCGCGGCACGTTCGACGCGAACGATCCGAACATCGTCCACCAAGCCGCACGCGGCAAGCTGTCATTCGCCGACGACATCAGCAAGTCGCCCAGCACGATCACGCTCAACAAAGACGCGGATCTGTCGACGTTCGTGCATGAACTCGGGCATTTTCACCTTGAGATGCTTTCGCACATGGCGAAAGACGGCTCAATGCCGGAAGTCGCGAACGACTTCAAGACCGCGACCGAATGGATGGGCACGACGCCGGAAGCTTGGCGCAACATGTCGCTCGAAGAAAAGCGCCCGATGCACGAGCAGTTCGCGCGCGGCTTCGAGTCGTATCTGTTCGAAGGCAAGGCGCCGACGCCGGAACTGCAAGGCGTATTCCAGCGCGTGCGCGCGTGGATGGTGAACGTCTATAAGTCGCTGCAGAACCTGCACGTCCAACTCTCGCCGGAAGTGCGCGGCGTGTTCGACCGGCTGCTCGCCACGAACGACGCGATCCGCACGGCCGAAGCCGAGCGCGCTATGGGGCCGATGTTCAAGACGCCCGAAGAAGCGAACATGACGCCGGACGAGTTCCAGGCGTACCACGCGCTAGGCAACGATGCGACGCTCGAAGCATCGGACGAATTGACCGCGCGCACGCTGCGCGACATGCGCTTCACCGAGATCTCGAAGAACCGCGCGCTGCGCGAAGTGCAGAAAGACGTGGCCGCGAAGCGTCGCGATATGCGCGAACAGGTTGCGGCAGAAGTGGCGAAAGAGCCGGTGTACGCCGCGCAGCGTTTCATGATCGAGCAGGCGAACAAGGCCGACCCGGTGCCGGCGGATATCGTCGCGGACCGCTTCGGTTTCAACAACGCCGCCGACATGACGAAGGCGATCGCCAACGCCGAGTCGGTCAAGTCGGTTGTCGAAGCGCTCACCGACCAGCGCATGCTCGAAAAGTACGGCGATGTCACGTCACCGCAGGCGATGAACGCCGCCGCGAATCAGGCGATCCACAACGAAGTGCGCACGCGCTTTGTCGCGACCGAACTCAAGGCGCTGTCGAAGGCGACGGGCCCGGTGCGACCGCTCGTCGACGCGGCGAAGCAAGTCGCCGAGATGTCGATCGCGAAGCAACGCGTGCGCGACATCAACGCCGCGAAGTATGCCGCCGCCGAAGCACGCGCCGGCAAGGCCGCAGACGCCGCACGCATGAAAGGCGACCTGACCGAAGCCGCAACGCAGAAGCGTAATCAACTGCTGAATAACCAGCTTGAGAAGACGGCGCGCAACGCGGCGGCCGAAGTCGTCAAGGCGCTCGACTACATGAAGAAG